ACAAAAATGTTACACAAATGTAACACTCCTGTAACATTAGGCCACGGCCTTTCCAAAATTTGTAAGTAAAGTTTTGTTATTTTTCTTAGACTTACTGTATTTCTTAAACTGTGATTGTATTTGTCCCTTTGTCGCATCTTCTGCAACATCGAATCCATCGTCCTCAGTATTTAAGAATTTACCATTTTTGACAATATAGTACTCGTTGTATCCAAGAGTATTTTGAAATGTAACACATTTGTGTTTATTATATTGTCTGTTATAAGGCTTACGTTCATCGTTATCGTACATTCCATATCCTTCGCCGTCAACTCTGGCGTCTGATATTTTGTACCAGAAATTAGATGAACCATCAGCAATAAAGAACCCAAGAGTTTTGACTCCATATCTCTTTTGAATATTGTTTAAAAGAGCTTTGGTTCCCCATCTGCCTCGATCCGGTAATTCAACCTTCTTGCCGTCAATATTAATTACACATTTGCCATAAGTATCACTATTAACATATTTAATTGTAGATGATTTTGCGATTTGACATCTGTTTGCATCGCCATCTGATAGGACAACCAGGTTCATTTTATCAACTGCATTCTTAATTTTAAAGTCCTTTATAATGCTGTGTGATTTAACAAGAGCCTCATTTAATGGAGTTGAACCATAGTCCTCAAATTTAGAAAGAATTGCTCTTTCGTCATATGAATATTCACTAGTACAAAGAACCTTTCTGAGATAAATGTGGAATAATGCATCTTCGTAATCATTCTTTTTTAGTTTAGAGTTAATAATCTGAGGCATTGATAATCCACCGTGATCTAATTCACTCTCTCTTGTACTAGGTCCAGTGTATTCCTCTTCTTTGTGGCCCCAACCCCAAGCATCTCTGCCTAGATTAATATTAGTGGAAGTAAACCCATAAACATCGAATGGTATGTTAACTGTTTTACAGAAAACAACTAAATGTAATAGTTGGTCCATAACCTGAGCCATTGTATTTGACATTGAACCAGAGTAATCAATTAACATCATCATACCATGATTTTTAGAGTCAGCCAATTTAGTAACTCTTGCAAAGATATCATCATTGGTTTTATATGACCATAATCTGTTAACATCGATTGAACCAGTCTTTGCAGTTTGAGCTCTGGTATATCTGTAAGCTGCTTTTCTCATTTCGAACTCTTTAACAGCATAATTAGTATTTCTTTTAACTTCTTTTAGATAAGCTTTGAACTCTGCTCTGCAACTTTCGTATTTTGCAATCTCAGTTTTTGCTTTTCTGTCAGCAGCCAACTCTTCGTATGATATAACAATTCTGTCAGATATATCTTTTCTGAATTCATTACCGACAGAAATCTGTTGACCTCTTTCGTCTTTATCTAAGAGAGTGTGTTCTTTTCTTCTGAAGGCTTCATCAGTTTCTGAAACATCTTCTTCCATAGGAGTTTGATTTTCGACACTACCTTGGTATTCGTCATCATCACTTGCATCTCCTGCAGTAGATTTATTTTCGGTAGCTCCTGATTCGTCAGTGTCTGTTTCTTGGTTAGAAGCTTCTGTTTTAGTATCTTGTTCGTCATTTGATTCCTCCTTATCATAATCATCATGACCACCAGGACCTTCCTGTGTTTTTTCTTTATTGTCCTGTAGGTCCTGTGTACCATTTTGTGGTTCAGGTTTTTGAATTAGTTCTTCTTGATTTTCTTTAGTATATGCAAGAACATCTCTAACCAAGTCCAATACCTCAGCAAAGGTTTGAGTTTTCATTGCTCTTTGGTAATATACAATCTCTTCAGAATTAAAAGGTACATCTAGTAAATTACCAACTTTAGCCTTTAGGTTAATTTTGTCGATTAATTTAACATTATCCCAATCTGTGTTAAGGATATCATCTCCAAAGAAACCATCATCAAATAGTTTTTTGTATCCTCTGGACATAGGACCAACAAGTCCAGCATAATTTTCTTTTATGTGTCTTTCGATTCTTGCGTCTTCGATAACATTAATATATGTTCTAGGACAACCCTCTAGTTTTTCAGGGCTGTCATGCCAACCTTCGAATGGAGTATATAATGCGTGTCCAACTTCGTGACCAATTAATAGGTCAGCAACATCGTTACCCATATCTTTCCATTGAGGTAAACCTAATACTCTATCTTTAATGTCAAACCACGCTGTGTGATAGTTACCATATTGAACAGTAATATCTTCTTTTGCCAATAGTTTTGCTAGTGTTGATTTATGTTTCATTATACGATTTGCCCTATAGTGATTAATAGTAAAAGACCACCCAAAGTTGAAACGAAGTCCCAATCTAAGAGTCCTAATTGTTGTAATTTATGTATCATAATTCACTCCTTATCATTAAATTATGGTACCATTATACCATAGCTAGAGCAAATGTAAACACTTTTTTGTAAAAGTAACAAGATTGTAACATAGTTGTTACACAAATGTAACAAAACTTTGAAATGGTGGAGCTAGAGGGAATCGAACCCACGACCTATTGGTTGCAAACCAATCGCTCTCCCTACTGAGCTATAGCCCCACGACTATTTAATTTTAGAGAAATTCTTTTGTTTAAAGAACTCTATTTTGGACCTAAACTTATTCTCTAATATTTCTCCTTTATGAGATATAATAAAGACATTGGTACCATCTTCTAGTGTAGTTAGAATTTTGGTTAAGTTTTCGATGCCATCGTGGTCCAAAGAACTATCAAAGGTTTCATCGAGTATCAGCAGATTAGTTGCTGCACTATTCTTGAGTTTGGCTATTTGCCTCCAAGTAAACAGCAACGATAAATCGATTCTTTGTTTTTCGCCTTCACTAAATGAGGCATAGTTAAATGAATCACGATGACGTGACCTAATGGTCTCATTGAAGTTTTCATCTAAGTGAAATGCTACAAAGAAGTCCAAAATTTGTAGATATTGATTAATTAACTTATTCATAACCGGTAGATATTGTTTAATGACTTTGGTTTTGATACCTGTATCCTTTAACATTTCTCCAATCACTTCATTATAAGTTCTTTCCTCAACATACTTTAATTTGTTTTCAGTTGATTTTTGCTTACCTCTTCTCATAGTGGATAATTCTTTTTTGGCTTGACCAGAATCACCAGACTGTGAGGTAAGTGTATTAATCTCTTTTTGAATCTTGTCTATTTCTTTTTGTAATAGAGCAATCTTATCATTATTTGAATTTATTTTATGCTGTCTTTGTCTGAGTTCATTAAGATGGTTTGCGATAGTTCTGCCTTCTTGCTCAGTTGTTCTAATCTCTTTTCTAAGTCCTTGCATTTCCTCTTGAACATCAGAAGCTGTAACCTTAATTTTAGATATTTTATCATTTTTAATTTCCTCAGTTATCTCCTGTTCACAGGTTGGACAATTATCATTCTCCTCATAGAATCTAGCATCTCCTACAAGTGTTTTGATTTTATCATTTAGACCTTTATCAAGAGATTTAACCTCAGTCATTTTCTCTATGTGATGTTTATGGTTCTTTTCCTCTTCAGTAATAAGTACAGATAGATTTTTACCTAACTCTTTTGATTCTACAAATATCTTATCTATATCTTTTTTGTGGGTCTCAATTGATTCTCTTTTACCTTCTATTTGGTCATGATTTAGAGCTTCTAGATTATTAATATATTTAGTCTGTGAATCAATCTTAGTATTAAGTAAATCTATTTGATGATTGATATCAGTCAATTGGTCTCTAATTACTGAATTACGCTCTTTCAGTAGTGTATTCATTTTAGAGAATATATTAATATCCAATAAATCTTCTATCACTGCTCTTCTTGACCAAGCTGGTAATTGCATAAATGGAATAAAAGAACTACTCCCTAATACAACAACCTGATGGAATGATTTGTGATTTAGTTTTAAAATATTAGTTTCAAGGTACTTTTGGTAATCACGCATATTAGATGCTTGATTGGTCATATTACCATTCTGCCATATTTCAAATCTGTTAGGTTTGATACCACGAACAATTTTAAAGTCCTGGTCACCTACAGTAAATTCAACTTCAACAACTGTTCTCTTATTATTAATAGAGTTAACCAATTGCATTTTGCCGATGTCACGGTGTGGTTTTCCAAAGAGTCCAAAAGATAAAGCATCAAGCAAAGTTGATTTTCCTGCTCCATTTTGGCCTACGATGAGTGTTGATGGGGTCCTATCTAATTGAATCGCGATAGGGTCGCTACCAGTGGAAAGGAAATTTTCCCACTTACATGATTTAAAATGTATCATACTACTTCTAGGTTCTGTGCCTCCGTATAGAGTTTTCTTAACTCAATTTTTATATGGTCTTTGTCCAAATCAGTTTCCACTGCATCGACATATGAATCTAGAAGGGTCGTAGTATCTTCAAGGGATATTTTCTCGTCATCGACGCTTTCTCCCAGATACTCTTCAAAAGATTCTGCAATCTTTAGTTCATATGTTTCAATACTTTGTAGCCTATCTACAAATTGGTCGAACATATATAAGTCATTTTTATTTATAACAATTAGTTTTATAAATTTATGTTCAAATTGTTTAACATCTACCTTACTGTAATCAGTTTTGGCATCATCATATATTACCTTTTTAAACATAGTAATTGGATTTCGTACTGGTGTAATCTCTCTTGTTTCAGTATCCAATACATGGAAATATTTTGGGTCATCCACATCAGCCCAGGTAAATTCCATTTGCGAACCTAGATAGTGTACATTTTCTCTACTTGATTTAGTATGGAAATGACCAGATAGAACCATTTCAAACCTTGAAAAAGTATCTGCATGGTCCATGCCGTGAGGATTAGGTATTCCAGCCATCATCTCAAAACCTTTTAATTCCAAATGAGCACCAAGGATAGGAGCCTTGCATTTAGCAATAAAGTCCATATATTCATTATAGTTACTATTATTAATCCATGGTACCACAGCAACATCCAATCCGCCATAATTCAGCACTGTTGGCTTCATAACGATATTAACATTGGAGGTAAAGTAACCTAATAGTTCTTTAAGAGAACATAATTCGTTTGTATTTTTAAAGTATACATCATGGTTACCTGGAATAATATCCATAGTAATACCAGCATCTCTTAATGGTTCTAAAAAGTGTTTTCTGTTTGCATTAAGTGCTTTAAAATTTACAAACTTACGATGTTCATAATAATCACCTAAGTGTAATATATTTGTAATATTATGTTCTTTTAAATACGGAAAGAATATCTCTCCATAAAATCTTTCATTATATTTTAAAAATATATCTGATGAATTTCTTACGCCACAATGCGTATCATTAAGTATTGCTACTTTCACGGACTGCCCTCATTTGTTCTTTTACCATTTTTCTTTGTAGTTTACCTATCCTTCTGGCCGCAACTTTGACCTTTTGTTCATATAGGTTTAATACTTTCCTTTTGGCATTTCTTTTCTTTTCTTTGACAAATTTCTTTTTATTTAAATTGACTTGTCGCCTTCTTTGTTTCTCACTTAAATGTTTCATGACATGAATAACTCCAGTTTTTTAGCTTTCTTTTCCTTTTTGGCAAACTCTTTTATTGCTGTATCTTTTTGCCTTACAGTACTAATTCTTTGTCTGAGTGTATCTACATAAGCCATTGTTTGTTCAGCTCCTGCATCGTCCATACCCATTGCAACAAAGTCCTCAATACCCATTTTCTCTATGAATCTAAATTTAATGTCCTGTTGTTTCTTCTCCTTGGTAATCCTACGGATAAATGCAAAATAGCATATCTGTGTGAAATAAGAAAAAGCATTAGGTTTTCCTGTCCTTGTAGAAGCTTCGATATTATAATTACCTATTGCCCTAAGACAATTTTCCACAGCATCCATAACCATTTCTTCTCTATAAGTATATCGTACAAAGTTTGGTCGATGTGATAAACCTTCTGCGATTCTTATAAAACATTTAGCTACATAATCATCTACTGTAGGTACTTTTTTATCTTCTGCTTTTGCTTTTTGAGCTCTAACTGCATAGTCCATAACGGCTTCAGAAAAGTCTCTATTGTTAACGTAATGTGGTTTTGCTTTAGCTTTAGCTGACATTTTATTTTTTCTCCATAATGTTATATTATATCATACTTTCAATCAAAAGTAAACATAAAAAGTTTTAACCTGCGTGTTTACATTTCCCCTTTTTTGTGATATAATAATATAGTATTGGCAGGGGCCAGAGGTATACTAAACTAATGTATTGTTTCCTTGGGTTCTGGTACATCCAGGTAGTCTTCTTCTATTAATTCCCTCTCTTTAGTAACCATATCTTGTACTGCTTCACTCATGGTCTGAAGTTTGTATTCTGGTCTCTTTGTATTGAGGACGAAATCAATGTATGTTTTATGTAGGTATTCATCAATTGGAACATGATGTACTACACGGTTTTTATATAACTTAAATACCTTTTGAGATGATAATGGAAACCAATGGGCAAATTGCATATTCCCTAGTAAATTAGGTAGCAATATGACTGGTCTTTCTATTATATAATTATTATCATTCTTTATATTTAGAACACCAATAACATCCTCTCCATTAATAAGTTTAAATTGTCTTATATTTAAGTTATCCATATTATATATTTATATCGTATAGTTTGTATTTAAATTTTTCTTTGGAATATATTTTAATTCTTTCAGCGGCATGCTGAAGGGTATAATTCTTCTTAGCCTTCCAATGTAAATCATCTGCAATGTCATATAACTTTGTATCTCTACCATCTTCTGATTTTCTTAATCCTCTTCCGATACTTTGAAGGACCCTAATTTGCGACTTAGATGGAGAAGCGAAGATAATATTATGTAAATTCCTAATGTTAATACCAGTGCTAAAAGTTCCAATGGAAGCAACAATAATGGCGTTCTTTTCCTTTTCAGTAATCTCACGGACCGATTCTCTTGTGTCGACATCTGTTTCTCCTGATACATAGAATAGTTTTCTATCTTTATCTATTTTATCTTGTAATAACCTGTGTAATGGTTTACCATGTTTTTCTACATAATTAAAAAGTACTAGTGTATTACCCTTTTGGTCTCTAGCTAAGTTCGCGATGAATTGATTCCTTGGGTCATATCCTACAATAAAATCAAGCTCTTGTTGATAACTATTTTTAATATGAGCCTTACATAAATTATCATGGTATTTTAAAATCAATACAGATATATCTAATTGACTTAATGAACCTCTATCCATTAATTCTTTTGAAGTAGTTACCTTATAAACAGGACCAAATAAACCTTCTAGTACTAATTGATGTGTTTGTGTTCCATCAAGTGTTCCTGTGGTACCTATACGAAGTTCCGCATTTACACATTTTTCCAATATTGATGTTAATGATTTAGCTTTGAATTGATGAGCTTCGTCTCCTATTACCATACCATAATCTTGGAACCAATCCAATTTTTCTTTATATATGGATTGCCATGTTGTAATAATAACTCTTTTATTTATGTTATATTTTTCTCTACCGGAATATATCCTATGGCATTCATCTTCATGATTCCATTCATCTGTTTGTGAATAATCGCCAAAGTCTGAATACATTTGCTCTACTAAAGATGTTGTTGGTACTATTAAGAGAACATTGGAATCATTAGAATCAAGGAATGACCTTATTGCCATGTATATAATAAGTGATTTACCTGAAGCTGTAGGAGATAATAATAGGCTTTTACGATTAGATAATGCATGTTCTAAGGCCTCCAATTGATAATCTCTAGGTGTGATTGGGTTACCACCAGCTGTAAGTGATAAACCATCAGTTATATATTTTGTATCTATTTGTTGTTTGGTTTCTGGGTTACCATTTTTATCATCTATAATGATGTGGTAATTACGAGGTTCGCAAAACTCTTTTAAGTATTTGTATAAACCTGTATATAATGTCTTTTTTCTTTGGTCGAATAATCTAATTTTGCCATCCCACATACGATTACGATATGCCGGCATAAATTTATAACCGGGAACAAAGAAACAAAAGTGTTCTGATAATTCTCGCTCGAGTGATGGTTCGCATTCAATGCGTAGGAAGGTTTCATTGACCTTAGAAACAATAAGGGATTCCATTACATACCTGATACAAATTTATGCCATTCAATTGCATTTTTAATCGACTGATGTCTCCACTTAATATTATCCATAATTTCTTTTAATGTATCAACCATTTCTTGTGTATAGTGAATTTTTGCTTGATGCTCCTGTATTACCGGGTCAGCATCATAGTATTTATCCATATCGCCTTTCAATACAGTTAGACCATTTAATGGGTCATAATCCCAACCTTTATTATCCAATTCTTCTTGTGATAATTTACCATTATAGTGATTGAATTTATCACGTAATAGTATTTTAAAGTCCATCTCTAACTTCTTGAGTTTTAGTTTGTTTACGGAATATAATTCTAGGTATTTGGAATGTAATTTGGCTGATTGTCTAGATGCCTCTCCGAGTTCCATCTCTTCGATAACACTATCCTTTTTCCACATTTCAATTATAGCTTCTAAATTATTCATATTATATATTATAACACATTTCTGTGTAAAAGTAAACCTGTTTAGGTTTTAAATTCAAAGTTTGTGTATGAGAATGTAATATCCATTTGAGCATACTCAACACTATCAGCTTGTGCATCAAATTCTACAGCACTTAAACTTGTTGGAAACAGACCAGAAAACTTAATTTCCTTTGTGACATTGTTATGTGATGAAAGTACCAATAATGTACCATCAACCTTTAGGTCTTCTGCATTCTTATCTTGTATTATATTATGCATCCAATCAAAAGTTTCAATATAATTTTCCATGTTTTCAGTAATATTAGCTCTAATTGATAAATCATCAAAGGCTAATCGGTCACCTGTAAATGATAAATTCACACCACGATATGGCATTTCAGAAGCACTTAAACTAATTGATGGTAATGTAGCCGCAACCACAAAATATTCCAAATTAGGATATAATGTATGGTCTACTTTTAATTGAAACCCTACTGGGCTAAGAAAGTTTTTGTTTGTAGTTAATGTTGCCATATAGTTATTTATACACGCTAAAATACTAACATAAAAAAAGGGACTCCGAAAAGTCCCTTTAAAGAATTAGATTTAACTAATTAGGTTTACACCATAATGTCGTCAACTCTGAAGATTCTGAAATACTGGTTAGATCTATCTGAACCAACATTATCAAGAGCCACGTAAGGGTTAGCAACCATTCCGTATCTTGTTTTGAATCCTATTCTTGGCTGGAAGTCATTCTCACCAACGGCTTTAACCATGGTTAAAGGAACGTATGGGCAGTAGAATAAACCAGCGTCGTATGGGTTAGTACCTCTGTAACCAACACAAACGAAGTCAACAGTTGAATATGGGTCAATATAAACCTTTACTCTTCCGTTAAGAACACCAGCAAAAGTATTACCTGTGTCATCAACATTTAAGTTTGCACTTAAAGCCGGAGTATAGTCTAAAAGACCAGCAGCTGCTAATGCTGAAGCAACATCTGAAGAACAGATAATGAAATTACCTTTTCCTCTTCTTGTTTCTTTAGCGATAACATTACATTCTCTTTCAATCTGCATGATTAAGCCTTTAAATCTCTCAACCATCCATCTTCCGTCTGAATCAGTGTTTACATCAAATATACCACTTACAGCAGTAGATGTTTGTAATGCACCAATTTTAGCAGTTTTAAGAACTGTTCTAACAACTTCTCTATTGATTTCAGCTAAGATTTCAGCAGATAAGATGTTTGCAAGTTCGCCTTCAGCATCCAATCCGTGGATTGCTTTAAGGTCTTGCGCTAGTTCCATTGTGTATTCAGCTTTTAGAGCTCTTGATTTAGCTGTTACTGTTGATTTCTCAATAGTGAAAGCCATTTCGCCGTAAGCTCCATCACCTGTTTCGCCAACACCTAATCTCTCAGCAGCTGCAGTAGATAGACCAGAACCAAATGTTGATACTGTATCTGCTTCGTCTGCAATTGTGCCGTCTGTGTCAGCGTCTGCAACACCACTTAACCCTGTTGGGTCAGCTTGATGTGTACCAGTTCCAGAGAAATCTGTATCAGCTTCATTGAATAAAGCTTCTGTTCCAGATTGTGAACTGTATTTTGATTTCATTGCGAAGATAAGTCCTGTAGGACCACTCATTGGTTGAACACCAGCGATATCGTAAGCAATTAAGTTAGGCATAGCTCTACGTACTAAAGAAATTAATACTGGGTCAAAAGTACCGATGTTATTCGGTGCTGAACCTGAACCAATATTGTTAGCTGCTGCAGCTTCAGAAATAAAATTTCCTTGTGCTTGAGCTCTTTCTTCTTGTAGGGCAACCTCTTGGTTTTCTAATAGTCTAGCTGTTACAGCTTTTCTATATCTGTCGGAAATTTCTGGAGCTGACTCGTGATTGAGAACTGGACCCCATTTTTCCATTAGTTTTGCGTCTGCGTTAAACATTTTTATTTCCCTTATTTTTTAAAGTGAGTTATAGCTTGAGTGTATCTGTTCATAGACTCTGATATAGTTTCTTCCTCAGAAACATTATCTTCACCTAATAAACTATCAACTTCGTCCACTGTTTCTTCAGTTTCTTCAGATTTGAAGTATGATTCTTTAACAGTTTTTACTTTCATTTCAAAAGTTTCTTTGTTATCGAATTCAATATCTTCCACTAAAGATGCTAATTTTTCAGCTTCAGTTTGTGCAAGCCCTGAAGATTGTTCTCTTACTACTTCTTGCTTTTCAAAGTTTTGAACAGCTTCATGTAATTTGATATTATCTTCTGTGGTTTTATTTAAAGTTTCCTCTAGCTCAGTTACTGACTCATTGAGTTCATCAACAAGGTCAACCTTACCTTCTGGTACTTCGATGTAGTGTTCTTTAAACACTGATTGTAGTGAAGTCATAAAGTCTTCAGCAATTTCGGTTCTTAGACCGTTTGTTACTGCAACTTCGTTCTCTTTCATCCAATTTTCAACTACATAGTTAAGGTATGAATCTACCTTCTCTACTAGAGATTCTTGGACTTCTGAAACTTCTTCTTCAAGATTTTGCGCGTATTCAGCTTCTAATCTGTCGATTTCAGATGTTAACTTAGATGTTAACACTGCTTCGAAGATTGCTTGAGCTTTATCACGGAACCCATCAGAAAGAGTTGCCTCTTCTTTAATGATGTTTTCTAAGTCTTCGTCAAAATCAATAGCTTCTACTTTCGCTTTAGCTTTTGGGTCTGCAACTTTTGATACTGATTTAACTGCATCGTCAGCTGATTTGACTGATTCTTCTTCATCACTGCCTAGAGCCATCTTTGAGAACATTTTTTGCGCGTCCTCTTTTCTTGCTTTCTTAAGCATTTCGACTGCTGCTTGAATTACGCCTGCTTTGGTTTTTGGAGTTTGAATAGTTTCCTTTTTAGGTTCGTGCTCTTCTTCCTCGTCCTCATGCTTGCCTTCTTCAATGCTTTCAACTTCCTCGTCTAAAATTTCTTCATTTTCCACGAGCTCGTCTACTTGCTCTTCTTCAACAGTTTCAACTACTTCTTCAGCAACATTGTTTATAGCGTCGTCTGACATAGTTTTCTCCTATGATTTTAGATTTAATTTAGAGAGGAAATTTTTAAAGGCTCTAATCTCTACCTCAGGGAGGTGTCCAATTTTTGCTTCTTTAATCTCAGTCTCAATTCCTTCAATATCTTGTGCTTTAATAATGCCATTATCCCATATCCAGTCAACACCTTCCATAACTCCATTTACAAATGCACTTGGAGCTGAAGGGTCCTGGACTATATCTATAGTGGATAACATAAAGTCATTCCCCACATAACTGACACCATTCTTTTGTACAAGACTTCCCATACCACGACTTGACACACCAAGCTTAACACCGCCATCGAGTAGTCCTTCGACTATTTTTCCCATTGGCGTTTTAAGTATTGATGCCTTACCCACAACATCATTTCCTTGCCAATGCAAGTCTGTGATCTTGTGCGAAACTTTATCAAGGTTTACTGTTGGTCCTTCTGGATGATTTAACTCTCCAACAGCTCTCCCTGTTTTAACTTGTTCGGTAACATACTTTTCTAAGGCTTTCTCCATAGTTTTCTTTTCGTATATTCTACCGTTTCTGTTCTTTTTATTAGATTGCATAAAGACGCCTTCGATGAAGTAACTTTTTTCTCCATTCTTTTTGGCCTCACATATTACATCTAACTCTTGTTCTACATATTCTGTTATTAACTTCATGTTATATTCCTAACAGTTTTATCATATCATCTGCTGCTTTTTGAGCTTCTTTTTCATTTTTGTAGTTATTATCAAGTAATTCATTACCTACATAAACTCCAAATTTACTACCTTTTTTGGTAATAACAACCTCAACATTTTTTCGCTTACCGGCTTTGGAAGATGTGACCTTCTTTTCGCCAGAAGCTAATTTGAGCTTCTCTCTTAATTCAACAAATGTATGCATTTATTCTTCTTCTTTTTTTCTTTCAGCCATAGTAGATGCTAATTCTATTTTCTTTGCATCTAACGCAGCTGTAATTTTGTCGGCCATAACTGAATCAAATTCTTTATTTGCATTTACATTATCGCCATCTTTTAAATTTTTAATTACATTTTCTACTGACATATTATCCTCACTTGTTTATGCAGGAGAAGGTTCTAATTCCTTCTTCTTTTGCATCATGTTTTTAATCTTATCTCTTAAAGCAGCTACTTTACTGCCTCCCTCACCTTCACGGTCTTTGAGCTTTTTAAGAGCCTCACGCTCCTTTTTAATTACAGCTTGTGCCTTAGCTAACCTTTCAGCATCTTTACGCTTTTGTGTTATCTTGGCAGCTTTCCTATCAGCTGCATCAGCCTTACCCTTTGCTGTAAACTTTTCTTTACCCTTTTTAATTGCAGCTTTACCTGCAGCTTTGGCACCTTTGGCTGCTAATTTACCAGCACCTTTTGCTACAGCCTTTACACCTTTTGCAATGGCACCAAAAACACCTTCGACTATTTCCAACTCTTGATAATCAAGTGTTTCTAATAAGGCATCAAAGTCCTCTTCGGACATCTCATATAACAGATTTTCTAATTCAACCTGTTCATTAAAGTGTGTTTTAAAGGCCTTCATTGTTATATTTATAATTTTTTGTTCCTTAACTACTAAAACTCTTCTTCAGAATGTGCACCAGCCTTTGTTTCGGCCTCTATTTGTTTTTCCATGTCTTTCATATCTTCTTCAGACATTCTTAAAATATTTTTAGCAACCCATTCATGTGATAGGTATTTACCTACATAATCTTGAACACTACCTAGTAAATCAAATCTTTCTCTTATCATTTCAGATTGTTTTAATTCAGAAAAGTAGTTATCTTCAATATAATCAAAGGCAATACTTTCCTTCCAACTTTTCCAATCCTCTTGTGTACATATTCCTTTTAATAGCAATAGTGTTATAAGTAATTGCATGAATAGGTCAGACAATCTTTTTCTTATCCTATCAATAAACTTTTTAAACTTAACTTCGTCTCTTGTTATCTCTGAAGCTCTACCTAATGTAAACTGTGCTTCTTGCTCTAATCTATTAACCGGTACATTGAGTGATTTGTATAATTTCTTTTGGAAATATATAATATCATCTATCTGGCCTAGGTTTTCTCCACCAGGTAATGTTGTTATTTCGGTACCTCTTCCACCTTCTCTACGAGGTAAGAAAAAGTCTTCCAACATTGACATATGTTTTCTGTCATCTTTAATGTCGCCAGTTTTAGCATCATATACCAATTTATTTCTATATTGATTCATAATACCTCTTAGGTATTCTTCAGCCTTACCTTTTGGTAAATTACCAACATCAATGTAAAATATTCTTCGCTCTGGAGCTCTTGATATTCTGTATATCACAACAGAGTCTTCCATCATTCTTAATTGATTAACTGGTTTGAGAGCTTTATGCAGATAAGATAATATTTTTTTTCTGCCTGGGTCCATCATACCAGATGTACAATATGCTATAGCATCAGGATATATTTTAACACCCTGGTCTGCAACATTTAATGATTTATCTTGATATAAAAAGTATTCGTCTACTTTTTTAATTAATTTAGCACCAGTCTTTGGGTCATTCTGTTCTTCAACTTCTTTGACCTTTCTTAATTTTGCTGGGTCTATATATCTTAATTCTTTAATTCCTTGCTTTGGTTGTTCATTATTAATAATAATGTGGTAAGGTAATCTACCATCAACATACCATTTTCTAAATATATCATGTGAATATGAATTAAAACCTAACATGGAAAGAATTGAATCAAACTCATGTTTAATGGTTTCTTTTATCTTATCTGATATTTCTA